CGGTTCATTTTATCGCGAACCTGCATTTCTAAATTATAAACTGTATGCATTTAATTAATAACACCTAGACTGGTTTCCCCAGTTAGCTGCTCATACATAGTTTCAAATTCTTCGTTTTCAGCTACTTCTTTAGAGAAGTTTTGCTTATGATATACCTTGGCAAGTTTACGAAACGTTTTTTTACTCATTTCATATTCTTCACAAATATTAGCAATTGCTTCTTTGATAAACGTTCGTTCACCTTCAGTGCGTGCCATGGACGCTGAAAGCTCATCCATACACTTCTTAATAGCTTTACGCGCGGCGGGATCGGAAGGAAGACTCATTTTATACCTCAAGTAGTTTAAATTCAAAATTATCAGCTATCTCTTCGTAGTTAATGTAGCCTCGTGGGTTACAAACAATACGAGTTGTACCAATCATATAGTCATAAGGGTCATGTGTGTGTCCGTGTGTCCATAGTTTAATCTGCGGCCGGTCTAAAATAAATTCTGATAGATCGCTGCTGTATGCTCCATTCATTAATGCTTCTCCCTTATATCGAGGGTGCGTAGATTGCTTGCAAGGCGAATGGTGACCAACAACTACAAACTTACCAGTCTTATCCTTCGTAGTTTCGTCAATAAAAGCAAGCATTGCTTTATGCTCTTCAACTGTATCTTCAGGACAGAAAGTAGCAACCCTCTCGTGAAATTTACCTTCATTGTCTTTAAACGAAACTACTCTTGAACTATTTTTAATAATTCTAAAGTCGTTCATTACACCTTTAATTGAATACAGGGTATGCGGGTCTTCCTTATTCATATCAGTCCAAAGAGTACCACCAACGAATGTTATGTCATCGATCGTAATACTTTCTTTATCCATGAAATGAATATTAGGGAACTCTTTTAGAACCGACCGTAGAGTATTAGCTGACGTTGCAAAGTCACCATGATAGTGCTCATGGTTACCCATTATGTAAAGCACATGCTTAAAGCTAGATGAACATTGTTCAAAGAACGTCATAAAGCGCTGTGCTTTTGCCATAGGAGGTATAATACCACCAGGGTTCCAATCCTGCAAGTCATGCGCTGTAACAATATCCCCTGAGAGGATTAGTACATCTGCATTATGCGCATTAGTAACTTTGAGTTGACCAAACTCGATATGTAGGTCAGAACCAAGTAAGATTTTCATCCGCGTCTCATTCGCGATACTTCTACCGCATTATCATCACTAAAAATAGGTACTAAGTTAGACTTATGCATAACAGCAATACCCAGCATTTTATCACCAGTATACATATACTTCTTTACACCAGTAGTAACCGCACCGCTATGACCCGTATCACGACTAGGATAACGAATCGTCTCACGAATAAAGGGAGTATAAACAGTTCCAGGTAATTTTATCATATTAGTAGATTTCTTCTTAGTCTTGCCTTCAGGGTTAATATCGTATTTCGCACACCACTTAGCGTAAGCCTCGCGTTCAGCCTTAGGCATAGTCTTAGGTTTAACTTTAGATTTAGTATTCGAGTAGATCATAACATATTATATCATAACTAGAGAATAAGTCAACTCTTACGGGGTTGACGTAACCTTACCTGTCTTACATCATAAAATCTCTCTGGTTCAGGTAAGTTGTTACTTACTGACCACGGTGATGGTTTAGGTTTTTCAAACCGTTTAAGTAACGATACCCAAAGAGATTTTATGCTAAAGGGGCTTTTTCTTTCTTCATCTCTACAGGTTTTGGGGTAAGAGCAAGCGGGAACGCTTCCCGTACCATATCTTCTTTTAAGGACTTATACTTTGTATGTAACTTACGGTCTTTGGCTAGGCAAAGTGCCTCTGCCTCTGTCCAATGGATACCTTCAAGCATATTTACAAACAAAGATTCTTTTTTAATCTTAGGTAAATTAGTCCTAGGGTCTAACCAAACATAAAACCGTCTTAGTTCTAACTGAAGAGAAGACTCGTTATAACCAATCGGCTTATCGGTATCTTTCCTGAATGGAGGCTCTCCCTCAGGTAAATCCATCTTAAGCATATGATCGTAGTTTAAGCGAAGTAAAACAAGTAATGGATCAGTTACGTTGTTCTTTAAGACCGCAATCTTTTCTTCACGGGTCTTAGCTACTTCAAATTTATCTAAAATTTCGGATACTAGTAAGTTCATCAAAACTCCTGAATGTGTTCAATCATCTGTTTCATTCTGTTAGCCATAAAATAGTCAAGCAACAGGCTTCTACCCTTAACGGGATATGTCGTATAGGTATTTATAACCTCTTCCTGGATATGTTTAGGAATCATGGCAAGGTCTACCAGGGTAGCATTACGATGGTAATTCCGTCTTTCCTCTTCAGTCTTGCATGCAATAAAGCCGTTTTCAAAGAACTCTTGAAGTCGTTTTGCAGTGATCGATTTCTGTCTCTCACCACTTACAATAGCATCATCTGCAGTCAGAATATTAGGTACCCCGTCCCCCTTATCACCCTTAACAATATGCTCCATCAATACCTCATGAATACTATTCTCAGGCTTAATAAACTTCTTTAGCGTAGGTGAGAATTGCTTTACATGCTTATACTTCTGTAACTGATTAAAGTCGTGATCGCCTGAAATAATAAGGAACGGGTTAGGTTCAGATACTAAGGTACCTTCTTTGACATCGTTATCTAATGACCAGTAAACTAAAGAAGCAATTACATCATCTGCCTCTGCACCTTCAATTTCAATAACTCTATACGGAAAGAAGTATTTTAATTCTTCCTTGATTAAGTTAATAGAATCAAAGATCAAAGGCCAGTTGAACCCAGAGTCTTCTCTAGCCTTCTTGCGGTTGGCTTTATAGTAAGGAAACACCTCCTTACGCCAGTACTTACGGCTGTCACAAGCAATAACTACTTCTCCGTATTCTTTCCCAAATTTAACCTTATGACTTCTAATGGTATTGATTACCATATGACGAAGTAAATTTACGTCAAGTTCTACATCGGTTCTATTACCAATCTCAGCCATTAGGTTTGAGATAATAGTCTGGCTATAATCAATGACTACCATTTATTTAATAACTCTCACAATAATACATTCATCGTTGATACGACCTGTAACATCGTATCCCTTAGTTGTGAGATCGGAAAGAAGCTTACGCAACTTTACCTTACTGGCATCTAGTAATACTTTAAGGAACGCTTCCGGACGACGAATAGAACGACACTCACTCATATCCGGATCATAGTTCTGTAAGGTAGAACCTTTTACCTGAATGCCTTGCACAGAATCTGAACGATAGGCAGCCAATCTCTTATACTTAACATTATATACCCATACCTGAGAAGCTCCAACCATCTCGGACGGATTAACTGATTTAATGCCTAATTCAGTATCTTCTTTCTTAAACTTAATCCTAGCCACTTGCATAACAGGAGGCTTAGCTTTAGCAACCCTAGGCTTACGATTAGCTTTCTTAAACTGTGAATATTTTTCGAGATCTACAATAAAGGAACCAAACAGTTTAACAATGTTCGCTTGCTGACGACGGCTGATGTTTGAATAACCTTCTTTGACATCTTTATCCGTAGTCTTATAGACTTCAGTAAACTCCATTCCACGTTTACGAGCCCAGGCATCAATATCCTTACAGTAGGGCTTAGGAATAGAGTTAGCCTGCATGTAGTTGTAAAGGTCAAATTCTTTACCGTCCTTAAGAAATTCATCTACCTGACCTTCTAGTTCCCCAATCACTTCTGCAATCTTATCTTGCATATAGTCCTGAACAGAAAGTCTCGGTGTTTTTTCAATCAACACTTTAATTACTTCTTTAGTTGTAGATAAAGTTTTAATATAGCTATCTAGGTCTTCAAGATGCCGCGGCAATAGCATATTACCGTTTAATACCATACGAGCAAGCCAGCCGTAGGTTAAAATAATATCGCTATCAGAGACATTATCTATATTAACTCCTAAGCCTGAATGTTTAATGTAAGTCTTTAAATACAAGCGCGCTTCTTTTTTACCGTTATCTTGATTGTAAAAATTAAAGGCACGGGAGAGTGCTGATTTATAATTACTTAATTCTGGGGTAATGCCATTCGGCTCATGTATAGCAATTCTACTCATTATTCATCACCTATATTAAATCGAATTTCTGTAACAGAATCATAACGAAATGATCTCCATTCTTTCTTGTCGATATCAAATACCGGGCAAGTTTCTTCACTAACAGTTTTTACTCGATCGGTTTTCTTTTCGTAATCTAGAGTCTTACCTTCTTGCAAGGTACAATTCATAATACGAATAGACCCGTCTTTCTTACGAAAGTGAATATTGACATAGTTCGTACGCAATACACCACCCAACCATTCACGGAATAATTTACGCTCGTCTTTACATGCGTTAGCATAATAAGTAGACTCGTAAGCATGCTTTGCAACTTGATTCATATTTAACTTCCAGTTCTCAAAAATAATGTCTTACCATCTTTAGACTTTTGAAAGTCTTCAATAAAGATATGATGCATATCTTCAGATTCAATTATAGCTTTTTCTGCAGCAGACCACAAGTCCCACCACTGAAGGTTACCACC